GTCAATGCTTATGGGTGCTGCTTCTTTAAATATTAAAACAGTTATTAAAAATATTGACGACCAATTAATTAAACCTTAGGAGAATCTATGTTCCAATGGAATATGCAATTCTATGAAGGTGATTTACCAATCGTAGGAGATTTAGAAATTAGGGCAACAGGAAGTTCTAGTTTGATGAGAAAAGAAGTTAGGTCTCAAAGATTAACTATGTTCTTACAAACTATACAGAATCCTGCAATTGCTCCATTCGTTAGAGTCTCAGAAGTTATTAAAGAGTTAGCATACTCTTTAGATTTAAACCCTGAAGAAATAATTAATTCTAAAGATGAAGCAGAAATTTATGCTAAAATAATAGGATATCAAAATGCTAACAAAGCAAATGGCAGCCAAGCTGTCATCCCTGGTCAACAGCCAGGAATGGAAGAACCTGGAGGAATACCTGAACAGAGTGCAGGACCAAACAACACAGGAAATGGCGAAGGCACAGAACCAGCAGCTACTCCACCAATGCCAGGGGAGATGGAATTTACTGGATAGATTAAAGAATCTACCCACACAAGTAAATGATTTAAAAAATAGTGTTGACTAAACACTTTTAAATCGTTATAATAACATTAAGGAATAGAATATGGGAAAGAAACTTGTTAACATGGCTACAGGTGGATTAATGTCTCTACCACCTTATATCAAAGCTTTAGATAAAGAAGATGAAGGTATTACACCTTATGATGTAAATACTCCTGAATCTGCTAGAGCAGGTTTACCTCAAAGAGGTTTATCTAAATCTAGAACTAGATATAGAAGTGGTGATGGTGTTAAACCTTTAGACCCTGATGAGATTCCTATTTTAGAAGAACATGAATTAGAAAAAGGTGATATAGCTAAATTAAATAAAATAGAAACTAAAGAATATAAAACTTTGAAAAAAGGAAAAGAATTAGATTTAAATACTCCTGAACAAAATAAAAAATTAAAAAAATTAGAACAAAAGAAAAATAAAGCAGCACTTGGTGGTTACATGGATAATTTTCAAATTGCTGAAGAAGAACCTTTATCTAGACAAAAAGAATCAATAGGTGGAAGAACAGCTCTTGAAGAAAAATATGATAGACGAAGAGATTATAAAGCTTTTCAAGAAGGTGATTTAGTAGAAGAAGAAATTGTTGAAGAACCTTTAATGGCTCCAGTAGGAATGGAAGAACCTTTAATTGGAGATGAGATTGCTGCTGATGATTTAGCTATGGAAGAAGATGTAGCTATGGAAGATGCAGAAAGTGTTTTAGATACTTCCATGTTAAGTGAAGAAGAAGAAGTAGTTGTGGATGCTGCTATAGAAATGTATCCAGAATTAGAAGCCATTTTACCAAAAATGGTTGCAACAGAATTTACAGAAGATGAATTAGTAGAAGGACCTGGAACAGGAACTTCAGATTCAATCCCAGCATTATTGTCAGATGGCGAATTTGTATTTACAGCAAAAGCTGTTAAGAATATCGGCATTGATAAATTAAGAAAAATGATGGCACAAGCTGAAGAAGCTTATGATGCTGGTATGGTTAATCAAGAAGAAACTGCAGAACTTGCAGTAGATGAAACCATAGTATAACAGAATTTAGAGTAGGTACTCTAGATAAACAAGCTACCTTCTATTTTTGTAATAGAAGCCCTTGTAGCTTCGTTTTAAATTAATCACCTTTTTTTGCTACCTTCAGTAAAAGAAGCCCAAAGGAGGATAATTATGAATAAAGAGAACGAAGGAACAACTAATGAAGTCGAGGCGAATCCATATAATCGTAAAAAGTATTGGCATACAGCAGACGTAATGCCGAAGTCAGTACCAGATGCGGATAGTGGACCAGCCCAGCCTGACCCTGAGAAGAAGACAGGATTTGACTACGCAAGTATGACTACAACAAATAGTCCGAACCCAAATGTCTTATCACCTTCTTCTACAGCTACTTCGGATAAGGTCGAAGATTCACCATTAAGTAATGTTGAAGTTAAACCTTATACAAAAGTTGACTATAAAAAAAGATATGATGACCTAAAGCGTTATTATGATAGGAAACTTGGTGAGTGGAGTAACAAAGAAGGAGACCTCAAAGCACAGCTTCGAGATAACCGACCTAAATACACCCCACCTAAAAGTGCTGATGAACTTAGTGCTTTTAAAAAAGATTACCCTGACATTTATGGCGTGGTGGAAACTGTATCTCACTTGCAATCTCAAACAGAGATGAAAGGTTTGCAGGAAGAAGTTAACTCTTTGAAAAAAGCTAACACAGCTTTATCACAGAGAGAAGCTCAATTAGAGTTATCGAAATTTCATCCAGACTTTAATCAAATTAAAGAATCAGATGATTTTCATAATTGGGCAGACACACAACCCATGGAAATTAAGAAGTGGGTTTATGAGAATACTTCAGATGGTAAACTTGCTGCAAGAGCAGTTGACCTGTATAAGAAAGACCGAGGACTTGGATTAGATAAAAAAGCCACAGAAGATAAAAGAGTTACTCAAGGTGCTGATTTGTTAGTTAAAACTAACGAACAAATTCAACCACCAACGAATAATAAAGTTATCTTTAAAAGTTCTGACTTTGAAAAAATGTCAGACGCTGAGTTTGAAAGAAATGAGAAATCTATTCTGACAGCTCAGAGAGAAGGTAGAATTACTAGAGATTAGTAAAACTATCATTTTTATCAACCAAACAAAAAGGAGTCATAAATTATGGCAAATTTTGCAGGTTCAAGTACTACTAACTTTGGTGGAGAAACTCCATCAGGTGACCAGGCTAACGCCTTTTGGGTACCTCAAATATACTCGAAGAAAGTTCAAATAGCACTACGTAAAGCATCTGTTGCAGAAGCAATCTGTAACACAGACTATATGGGTGAAATTAAAAACTTTGGAGACACAGTTAATATAGTAAAAGAACCACAAATAACTGTAAGTGATTACACTAGAGGTCTTGCGACTTCAGCTACAGCACTTACTGACGAAGAGCTTGTTCTAACAGTAGACCAAGCTAAATACTTTCAATTCGCACTAGATGATATTGAAAAGAGATTTTCACATATCAATTTCCAATCAGTTGCATCAGACAATGCAGCATACAAGCTAAGAGATGCTTTAGACAGTAATGTCTTTACATATCTAGGTCTTGATGCTTCATCTATCGGTGCTACTAGACAAGGAAGTACAGCCACGCCTGACAGCATTGGTTTTACTAGTCCGCAAATTGACCCTTTAAATGAGATGAGTCAAGCCTCTTTTTTTCTTGACAGACAAAACGCACCTGAAGAAGGTCGTTGGTTTGTTGGAGCACCTGAGTGGTACGAATCTTTAGCTAACACAGCTTCTAAACTATTATCAGTTGATTACAACGCTGGTAAAGGTAGTCTTAGAAATGGATTAGTTGCAAGTGGTCTCGTTAGAGGTTTCCAAATGTACAAATCAAATAATCTAGCAACAAATGACTTAACAGCAGCTACACCTGCTGGGACAGCAACTGCTCCTGTGGCAACATGGGGTCAAATGAGTGCCGTTTCGTGTGCATCTCAATTGAAGATTGTTGAAAGTTTAAGAAGTACTACTACTTTCGCTGACATAGTAAGAGGATTACTTGTCTTCGGAAGAAAAGTTCTTAGAACTAATTGTATAGGAAGAACAATTTACGTTATAGCCTAATTAATTAGTCTAGACGTTATTGTTAGTATTAAACCTAACAGCTAGATAGGGGGTTGCAATATACCCCCTGTCTTTTAAATAAAGGATTATATATGGAACATATGAAAAAAGCATGGTCTTACATAGTAGCACATAAAAAAGTTTCTATTGCAGTAGCAGTAGTTGTTGTGGTACTTATTATAGCCACTTAATTTTAAAAAGGAATCCAATGAAAGAAGCTTTAAAAAAGCTTAAAAAACATTTCGCAGAACTTCAAAAGTTAGAAGCTAAAGAAGAAATGATTATAGAAAAAATTGATGAAGCAATTGATGAGTTATCAGATTGCGACCATTCAAATTGTAAATAAGAAGAAGTATTATGGCAAAGACCTATTTAGCATTAACTAATGAATTATTAGTCGAACTTAACGAACCAGAACTTACAGCAATTTCTAGTGGAGTAGGTGTACAAAAACAAGTTGCAAATTGTGTAAATAGAGCTTACTCTGATATAGTAGATGCTGTTGATGATTGGTCATGGTTAAGTGCTGATGAACCTGATGACCCTTATTATGGAAATACTGTTATTGCAACAGAAGTTGGAAAAAGATGGTATTTATCAAAAGCTGGTTCTACAGGTGTAGATAGTGATTTTGATTCAGTAAATTGGGATATGTTTACTCTTGTAGATACTGCTTCCCCTTATACAATTAATAAATTAGCATTTACAACTTTAACAGTTTGGAGAAATAGTTATGCAAAAGCAGAAGAAGCTGATGCTAGAACTTCTCAATATGGAGTACCATTAAGAGTTATAAGAAGTTCTGATGGTAGAAGATTTGGATTATCTCCAATACCTGATAAAGTTTATAATATACATTTCTTCGCATACGATAGACCAACTGCTTTATCTGCAGATACAGATACAGTTGCCTTTCCAGAACAATACACACCAGCTTTATTAGCAAGAGCTAGATATTATATTTATCAATTTAAAGATAATATAGCTCAAGCACAATT